CATACTCGCCGAGGCGGTGAGGGTGCTAGACGTTGACGAGACCGTCAACGGCAAATATCCCCCGCTAAAACACGCCGAATTGCTACTTGAGGTCTGTGACCGCCTGGCAGCCGGCGAGGACGCAATCGAGCTGATTGCGCAGATCACCAAGCAACGCACGGGGGAGACAAATGGAACAAGCAAGACCGGAGCAAGACGCTAGCAACGTCGTCCCGCTTCAGTTGGCACCGCGCTCGAAAGGGGTGCCCCCGCTGACCGACAAGGAGGTCATGCAACTGCGTGAGCTGTTGAAGAAGGTCGATGCGATCGTGTCCACCTGCCCTGTTGCCCAGCGCGCACTCTCCACCCGATAGCGACCTCTCCCGAGCTAAGGTTCCCCAAGCCGCCGAAAGGCGGCTTTTTCGTGCCCATGTGAAAGCGGCCGATCTGACTTGCCGACGAACGGTCATACTTAAGGCTTGACTTTGGTCTGACCGTTTGTAAGACTAACCCATCGCCAGCAACCCTGCTGGCAGGGAGCCAAGTCGATGCCCGCCATCGCCTACCACTCGCCGGTCCAGCTCGTCGCGCAGCTCATCACGCGCGCCCACCACGCCGAGCGCATCCCGACCAAGCCGCTGGACCGCAAGGACTACGACGCGCGCATCCGCGAGAGCGAGGACGCGATCAAGCACTGCCTGTTCCCGCTGACGTATGCGGTGGGGACTGAACTATGAGCGCGCAGCCGGTGGACGTGCTGGCGGTGCTGCGCGAGGTGGGAAACGTCGCCTATCAAAACGCCGGCGGGGATTCGCGCGATCCGGCCGTGGTCGCGGTGACGGAAGCCCGCGCCGCCGTGGCCGAGCTGATCGAGGCCGCACAAGGCGTCGCCGACAACATCGTGCTGCGCGAGACGAGCCACGGTCGCGCCATCCGCGCCGCCCTCGCCCGCTGCGGAGCCACCCCATGACCAACTTCCAACCCATCGGCCTGCGCGCCGAAGCGCCTGCGGACGAGCCCGAGCTGCCGTGCCAGCAGGAATGGCTGGACCGGATGAGCGACCGCGAGTTCGGCGCACTGCTGCGCGAATACGTCGGCTGGTCGGAATGCCAAGCGTTGACGGATGCCGTGATGGAGGCCACGCGGCCGGATTTTGAACGGGCAATGCGCCGGAGGATCGCATGAATACCGAATACGTCTACGCACGGGCCGAACAGTTCCGTTGCGAGGCCCGCAGCCTGTACGCCAAGGCAGACGCCGTGCTGCACGACGACACGCTTTCGCTTCCGTGCCGCGAACGGCTGGCGGCCAGCTTCAAGACGCAGGCCAGCCTGTCCTACGACCAGGCGACCGAAATGGACAACGAGGCCCGGCGCATCTGGCGCGGGGAGGCGGCATGAGCATCCGCGTGCGCCTCGGCGAAGCCGCCGTCTTCGTGGTCGGCCTGCTGTTCTGGGGGCTGTTCCTCTACTGCCTGATGCGGAGCCAGCCATGAGCTTCGACGACTTCTTCTGGCTGGCGATGGGGCTGCTCGGCGGCGCCACGCTCACCTTCATCGTGTTGCTGCTGACTGACAAGGAGATTCATCCGTGACGCATACCCTCGAATCCGTGCTTGCGATGCTGACGACCGATCGCAAGTGGCCGATGCTCTCCGCGCCGATTGACCCACTGGAGAACTTCAATCTCGCCAAAGAGCAGTCGGCACAGACGAAAGACGGCGTGGTGCCGGACTTCCAGGATCTCGCGCGGCGCGTGTGTGCGGCGAGGGAGATTGCGTGAACCGAATCGTTGAGGCCGGGAGCAACACGGGGCGCTGCCTGCTCCGGAATGGCGCGGAACATTCGGGAAACCGACCGCTCGGCAAACCGTGCCCGGCCTCAGCGTCCTACACCCCCGAAGAAGCCCGCTACGCCGAGCAGTACGCGAAGGATGCGTGCGCGGATGCGGCCCCTGACCTTACCGGAGAGCGACGTGCTTACCAGTGAATCCATTGCGTGCTTCATGCCCGCCTTCCTGAAGGCGCAGGCGGCATTCAAGCCGGCCATCAAGGATGCGACCAACCCGCACTTCAAGTCCAAGTACGTGGCGCTGGATGGCGTGCTGGATGCGGTCGCCGAGCCGTTGCGAAAGAACGGCATTGCCATCGTGCAGCAGACCGACATCGAGGACGCGCAGACGGTCCTGATTACCCGCCTCATCCACGAGTCGGGCGAATGGATCGCTGGCCGCTATCCCGTGCATCCGGTCAAGGCCGACCCGCAAGGCGAAGGTTCCGCGCTGACCTATGCGCGCCGCTATGCCCTGATGGCGCTGGTCGGGATCGCGCCCGAGGACGATGACGGGAACGCGGCCACGGCGGCAGCGAACAAGCCCGTCAATGCCGACCAGGTGGCGACGCTGCGCGACTGGATTACGGAGACAAACAGCGACGAGGCGAAGTTCTGCAAGGCGTTCGGCATCGCCAAGGTGGAGGAATTGCCCGCCGCCAAGTTCGACGCCGCCATCGCCGCGTTCAAGCGGAAGCAGGCCGCGTGATCCAAGGATCGCCCGAATGGCTGGCGGTCAAGGCCGGGAAGATCAGCGGCAGCCGGTTTGCGGACGTGATGGCGCTGAACAAGCGCACCGGCCTTCCGAACAAGCCGCGCCGCGACCTGACCGCCAACCTGCGCCGCGAGCGGGAAACCGGCGTGCTGACGCCCGTGGAGGTCAACGAGTTCATGGCCCACGGAACGCGCTGCGAACCGATTGCCTGCGCGCTTTTTGAGTTCCTGCATGGCGTGGAGGTCGCGCACGCCGCCTGGATTCCGCATCCCGCGCTGGAGTACGTCGGGTTTTCGCCGGACGGGCTGATCGGCGAGGAGGGGCTGCTAGAGATCAAGTCGCCCTATCTGGAGGCGCGGCACGCGCGGACGGTCGAGTCGCAGCGATGCCCGGACGACTACTACCCGCAATGCCAAGGCGGGTTGTGGGTGACGGGCCGGCAGTGGGTCAAGTTCGCCAGCTTCTACGAGCCGACACATGACCTCGCGGTGGTTCACGTCCCCCGCGACGAGCAATTCATCAACCGACTGGCGGCCGAGTGCGCGGCTGTTTGGGCGGAAGTCCTTACCGCACAGGAGATCGCAGCATGAGCAACGACGACAAGATCCGCACCGGCCTGTGGAAGAACGAGGAAGGCAAGCCGGCCGGCTACAGCGGCAATGTGGAGATCGGCGGCCAGGAATACTTCGTCAACCTCTACAAGAACGAGCGCAAGGAAACCGACCGCCACCCGGACCTGAACTTGGTGCTGAAGCCCAAGACGGGCGGGCGGAGTGCGACTCCTGCGAAAGCGGCGGCGTCGTTTGCGGATGACGACCCGGACTCAATTCCGTTCTAACCCAAGCCGCCTAAAGGAACGCACATGTCCAGTAGTGGACTGGAGATTTTCGCCGCGGCGCTTCTGCTGACCGGCTGCCGTGCGCCAGAACAGCCAACGCCCTCAGCCGTGCTGGTCTGCACGGCCAATGGGCAGCAGACCTATCGCAGCCAGCCGGCGAAGTATTGGACCACAACCGATGGCGGCGCTTGGTACGACTGGAACAGCCAAATGTACCGGCAGAGCGCGTGGGAAAGCTGCCACACCGAACCCGCCACAACCTTATAGAGGCCCGCATGTACAGCAACGAATGGAAAAGCACTTCCGAGCAACTTCCCGAAATTGGCCGTCCCGTGTGGTTGGCAAACGAAACCCAGGCATGGATCGGCTGGCGGGTTGCAGTTCCCGATGGAGACGACCAACAGTCGGATTGGGCGTGGAGCGAAGCGGCATACCCGCAGGACTTCGACGCTTCTGAGTGTCGCGTTATCCGCTGGTGTCCGATCAACCAACCGCCCGCCCTCGCGCCCTAACTAAAGGAACGCACATGGAGCGCAATGAGACGAAGCACACGCCGGGGCCTTGGTGCCTGCAACGGACGCCTAACGACCTTGATTGCTCGCACGATGTAGCACCGGTAGGCGGCGACTCAATCTGCTCCGTCTATCGCGGGCACGAGGCAGACGCCCGCCTAATCGCCGCCGCGCCGACTCTGTTGGAGGTATTGCAGGACGCGGGCCGGGCGCTCGCTGCTGACACGTCGGAATCGAGCCTAGCGCAACGCATCCGCGCCGCCATCGCCCTCGCCACCGGAGCCCACTGATGGAGCGCAAGAGTGAGGACCAGGCGGCCCACGTCGCTGTATTGGAGGCGATGCTGGCATGGACCGAGCGCGAGTTGGCGAACCGCAGCGCGACAGCGGAGCAGATCACCAACACCCGCGCCGAAGTCGAAGCCCTCACCGCCGCGATCGAGCTGATGAAGAAGCAAGGGAAGGCAGCGACGGACGACCGACAGACGCAGGAAGAAGCGGCCCGTCAGGGCTACCGATTCCCATGAGAGGCAAGCCGATGAGCAGGGAACACGTCACGTTGCCGCGCGAGGAAGTTGAGCGCGTCATCAAGGTGCTGCGCTATGCCGCACACCCGCAGCGGTCACCGCACGCTGACGCGCTCGAAGCCGCCCTCACCGCCAGCCCGCAGGCCGCGCCGGAGGGGGAGCCGCCGACACGCGGAGTACCCCGCTCAACGATTGGCCCGGCGCTGGATGAAGCCGATGCGGCGTTTGCCGATTGGCTTGCCCACGAAATGCCGCCGGGCACCATTGTCAGCGACGCGCGTTGGTGGGCGCCGCGCATCCTTCGCGCGATTCGGCGCCTTGCCAGCCCGCAGGTGCAGGGCGGGGAGGCGGTGCCGACTGGCTGGTATCTGCGTACTGGGCACGGAGACAGCATCCACTTCGGCCCCAAGCCGCCAGCATGCTTGATGCCGGAAGCGTGGCGACCTTTCTACGCCACCCCGCAGCGCGCGCCGGGGGTGGATAGCCCCATTGCCGACATTGCGGTGGTGAATCGCGTCGTCGCCGCGCTCGAGCGCGATGCTGCGAACAGTCGTGGCGGTCTTGCCTACCTTCAAACGGCTGCCAACATCATTCGCAATCTGTCCGCCCTCGCAAGCGGCCCGAGCGGGGTGGATGGCTACTACCTCGCTTGCTTCAATCATGGCCGGCCGAACGGCCTCATCCAGTGGTGGATGCCGAACAACGCGGGCTACACGCCGGACTTGGCGCAAGCGGGTATCTACACCGACCTGACGCCCGGCTATCACGACAGCGAGGACACGGTGCCGGTGCCGGTCGAGTTCATCTACAGGCTTCGCGTGCGCCGCGTGGTAGACGTGGGCGACACGCTCAACGGCGCATTCCATAGCGCGAAGGCGTTGCGCGCAGCGCTCGCAGTGGCCGCCGCGCAGGACCAGGGGGAAGGCTGATGGCGTTCCCGACTCCGAATATGGCGCGTGTCGCGAGTGCGCTGCTTCGCCCACACCGACCTCCCCGCGAGGTCTATCAAACCGCAGGACGCAACCGGGACGGCGGCAGCGGTCGCTACTGCGTGACGTACTGCGTCGACACCGAGGCCGAAGGCGTCGAACTCACCACGCAGGAGGTCGAGTGGATGGTGGCGCATCACTGGCTGCGCCGCGACCCAGAGTGTCACCACCTGCTCTATCTCGCAAAGGGAAAAGCACGCCATGACTGACACCCCCGCCGAAGTGGCCGAGGCGTTGGATTGGCTCGACCGAGAGGCTGCGACGTATCGCAGCAAGGGTGCCGCCTATTCCGCGAAGATGGCCGACACCATCCGCGCCCACATCGCCGACTTGGAACGTCAGCTTGCGGAGGCGCGGGAGTGGCGCTTTTGGGTCTGCGAGAAGATTGGGCTGTCGTGCGCAGCGGGAGCCGAATGGACGACGGATGAAGTTGTCCTACACGTTGCTGACATCGAAACCCGCGCGTGCGAAGCCGCAGAATCCCAACTCGCGGAGGCGCAGTCGGCCTTGTCGCACCGCTGGGAATGCCAGCAGTCGCTAGAGCGAACCGTGCAAGAGCTTCGCACCCAGCTCGCGGCCCAGCGGGAGCGGGATGGGCGGGATGCGGCTAGATACAGACTTCTGCGTGAGGAAGGACGCGACTTGTCGGAGCTGTTGCACCTAGTAGTCGGAATCAATCCGGGCGGCCGGGGCACGTTCATCAGCGCGTTGCGTCACACGTCCTACCTCGACACCGCCATCGACGCCGCCCTTAAGGACCGCTAATGAACCGCAAGATAGACGACGCCGCGCATTTGGCGCTCCTCATCCTCTGTCTCTGCTGCATCGCCTACGCCTCTTTTCTGTGGACCCGCCCATGACCGACATCGAACGCCTGCGGGCTTTGCGTGACGACCTGATGGGCGGCCAGGCGACCGTTGCCGCCATCGACATCGTGAAGCGACTCGACGCGACCCTGCCAAACCTCCTCGCCGATTACGAGCGGTTGCGGGGGATGGAGGAACGGGTGAAGTCGAGCCCGATAGGAAAAGTGCCGATCTACGAAATGGGAGTCTGGCTAGAGCGGGCCACTGTCTTTTTTGACATGGGCAGCGAGGTAAATGCAGACGCTCTAAGCGGCCAAACCGTCGCGCTGGTTCCCGTGCCTGGTGGGGAGTGAGATGTGAGCACGATTGCAGAGCACTTGGTTGCGCTGGAACTGTATGAGCAGCAGAAGGCATGGGATTGCCTGCTGATCGAGCGCGACATCTTCCTCCGGACGCACCTCGCAGAGCTGATCGCCATGTGTGATCCGGCAGAAATTCTGGCAGCACGCGCCGCGCTAGCGGAGCGCATCAACCGCGCCCGCCCCACCCCGGAGGCGAAGTCGTGAGCCCGCTCAAGATTTCAATCTTGCTGCACTACTATTGCTCACCGTCAGATTTTCGCGATGGCAATTTCGACGCCCCTGCGGTACGCGAAGCCATCGACGAGTTTCTAACTGACGGCTTGCTTGAGCGCAGCGAAGAACTCGGCGTCAATTACCGAGCGACTGACGCCACCCGGGTCTTTGTAGAAGCCGTCTGCGCGCTACCAGCCCCGATGCTTCGCTGGGTTATGCCATGAGCGCTGCAGAACAACTCTGGCCCGAGGTCATGGACCTCAAGACGGCCGCCTCCTACCTGCGCGTGCATCCCGTCACCTTGCGCGAGTGGAAGCGCAAAAAGGAGGGGCCGCCCGGCCGCAAAATGGGTGGTTGCTGGCGGTTCCACAAACCCGCACTCGACGCTTATCTCGCAGGCAGCCCGAAGATCCCCGAATGGCCCGCACCCCGTACCGACTTGAGCCCCGCGGCAAGAAAGGCACCCTCTGGGTCCGCTTCACCGCGCCAGGCGGACGCCCGGTATTTAGAAGCTCTAGGACTACCGATCGCGCCCTTGCGTCCGAATGGGCGTCGAAGCTCCACGCCGAACACTACCGAGTCGCCCGACTAGGCGAGAAGCCGCGCCGGCTATGGACAGAGGCGGTCGCGCAATGGCTGGACGAACACCAGCACAAGCGCAGCCTGAAAAAGGATCTGCACAACCTACGCTGGCTGGACCCGCACTTCCGCGGGAAGTATCTGGACGAAATCGACAGCGACGCGCTCGCCGAAGTGGCAAAGCTCCGCAAGGCCGAGCCGCGCGACAAGCGCAAGAACGCGCACAGCAAGACGACGACGTCGCAATCGACCGTGGACAAGATGCTGGCGCTGATCCGCTCGATCCTGCGCGCCGCGCATGGCTGGGGCTGGCTCGACGCCCTGCCCACTATCAAGCTCTCTGCGCCGCCGCCGGAGGACGACTACCGCTGGCTCACGCAGAAGGAAGCGAAGGCCCTGCACGACGAGCTGGCCGAGCATCTGCGGGCGCCGTACCTGTTCGCCTTGGCGACGGGCTGGCGCGAGCAGAACGTGTTGCGGCTGGAATGGGCGCGTGTGGACTTGCAGCGGAAAGTGGTGTGGGTCGGGGGAGGTCAAACGAAGGGTAAGCGGGCCATCGGCGCACCGCTCAATCGGGACGCGCTTGCGATCCTCAAGGGACAGCAAGGCAAGCATGCGCGCTGGGTATTCCCCAGCGAGGACGGGAAGCCCTACGTGCGCGCGAATAATCGCGGGTTCAAGGCGGCACAGCGGCGGGCGGGCATTGCGCCGCTGCGCTGGCACGACCTGCGGCACACCTGGGCGAGCTGGCACGTCATGGCCGGCACCAGCCTGCGAAGCCTCATGGAGCTGGGCGGATGGCGTGCTTACAAGTCGGTGCTGCGCTACGCCCACCTGTCGCCCGAGCACCTCGCGCAGGACGCCGCGCGGGTCGAAGGACTTGCACGGAATTTGCACAAGCGGCGGACCCGGTGATCCTTGTAAATCCGCTACTTACGACTACAGGCACCAATTAGCAGGACTGCTAAAGTGTTTGAATATAAAGGAATTTTCACCACGCCTGACGGATTGAAAATCCCCGTGTCGGGGGTTCGATTCCCTCCCCGGCCACCACAAAACAAGCTGTTTTGTGAGAGTCAGTCCGTAGCAGTCCGTGAGTTGCACCGGATTTGCACCGAATCACGGATTCGCCCATCCGTCGCTTTCATCGCCCATCGCGGCTTTCGGCAGGCGGTCGTACCAGCGCTGCTTCGCGAGCAGTCCGGGCGGTCCGGTGCGCTTGCTCACCCACCGCTCGACGAAGCGCCTGCCCTGCGCCATCGACCCGCACGGCCCGACGTGGACGCGCCCGGCCCACTGGATGCGGGTCTGCCACTTCCCCTGCACCTGACGCACCGACGCCACGTTACCGGCGTAGTAGTCGAGGAAGGCCGCGCCATCGTGTTCGGTCCAGCGGTAGGCGTCGGGGAGCATGCGGCCATGCTAGGCCGCTTCGCGCCGCCTGTCCCGTTTTCCTCGGGCAATGGGGAGTGAGTTCAACGGATGAAATACAACCCGGCCTTGGATGGCATCCGGGCATTGGCGGTGCTGGCGGTGGTCGGCCATCACGCCTTTGTCCCCGGCTTCGAGAATGGACGCGCGGGCGTGGACGTGTTCTTCGTCCTGTCCGGCTATCTCATCACGACACTGCTCGCGCAGGAACATGCCACGGGCGGCATCCGGCTGGGCGCGTTCTACCTGCGCCGCGCCCGGCGGTTGTATCCGGCCCTGCTGGGGATGCTGGCGCTGTTCCTGAGCCTGTCGGGGCTGCTGTGGGGCTACACCGCATGGCGCGATGCCCTGATCGCCGGGCTGTACCTGTCCGACTACATCCGCCCCGAGCATCTGAGTCACACTTGGAGCCTGGCGGTGGAGGAGCAGTTCTACCTGCTCTGGCCGCTGGTGGTGATGGGCTTGATGCGGCTACCCAATCGGACCCGCGTCTGCCTGCTCGTGCTGGCGTATGCGCTCGGCACGATCTGGCGCTGCCGGTTCATGGGCGACTTCGACCAGTCCTACTTCGGGATCGACACCCACTGCACGGGGTTGATCCTCGGCTCGCTTCTCGCGTTCGTGCCCACGTCGAAGTGGTGGGGACTGGCGGCGCTTCCGCTGACGTGGCTGGTCTATGCGTCCCGGCAGCCGGCCGAGCTGGTCATCACGCAATCGGAGTGGATGGGCGCGGCGTGGGTGCTGTGGGCCGCGTCAGGGGCGGCATGGCCGCTGACCGCCAAGCCCTTGGTGTTCTTGGGCCGCATCAGCTACGGCATCTACCTCTACCACTGGCTGATCGCGGATTACTGCTACCGCGTGCTGGATCAGCACTGGAAGGGCATTTTGTGGCCCTCGCTGCTCGGCGGGATCGCGCTGGCGACCCTGAGCTATTACACCGTCGAGCGGGTCTACAGGGTCCGGAAATCCCCGACATACAGCCCCGCGAACGCCGCCGCGCCGGGGTAGAGCGTCGTTGTGGCGCTGGCTGTCGTCGCGGGCGTGACGTTCGTCCACGCCGGATATTCCTTTCCGCCCTTGATCTCGTACACCGCGCCGCTGCTGGTCGTCGTGATGCGCACGGTATAGACGCCACCGGGGCTATAGGTGCCGACCTGCCCGCGTGCGGTGCCGTTCTCGTAGACGTTCAACGCGCCACTGCCGCCGAAGTTCAGGCCGTGGGCCATGTTGCTGTAGCTGTGGCCCAGCCCATCCGACCAGCCGACGATGCCGGGGCCGGTGGTCGCGCTGCGTGGCGCGTGCACGTTGACGAGCATGGCCTCGCCCCGGCCGCTGGGCTGGGCACGGAACATGCCGTTGCCGCCCCAGCCGGTGCCGGTGATCTTCGTCCACTGGTAAGTCGTGTCGATTTCGGCCCCGCCCGTATGCGTCCAGACGGCCGGATCGAGCGCCGTGCAATCCATCATGTCGTCACGGAACAGATAGGCCGTGGTGTCGGGGATTGCGGACCAGTCCTTCGGACACAGCACAAGACAGACCCCGCCCAGCGGATTGCCGTTGGCCGTGGTGTTGGCGGCCGAGGATTCGATTTCCCCCGCCACCGCCAGACTGATCGGCACCCGCAGGGAATCGCCGTAGCGTTGCGGTGCGGAATCGCTGATCTCGTCCCACAGGTTCAGGCCGTAGCTGCCGCAGAACCGGGTGATGATCCACGCCATGTTGAAGCACGTGGCATGCGTGATGAAGCCCCCGTAGGCCCCCGGCAGCAGGGGCGCGACCTTCGATGCGCCGGTCAGCGGGATGAAGCGCGTGGGCAGCGTTCGCAGGCGATCGATGCGGGCGCGGGCCGTGGCGTCCGGATCTGCATAGGTCACGACGGACGGATCGAGCAGCATGGCCGTGGAGCCCTGCCCGGTGCCGTAGAGCGTGCAGTTGGTCAGCGGCATGGGCTGCTGCGGATTGCGCTGCTCGAAGCGCCCGGACAGGCCCAGCCGCGTCTGCCAACTGGCCACCAGCAATTTGGTGCTGGTGATCGGATAGGTAAACGCATCCACCTGCATCCGTTCCAGCGCATCGGGTTCCAGCGCGATTGCGTCAAAATGCCCCATCAGTGCCCCGAGTCGGTTTGCAGTTCGGCGAAGGACTTGCCCGCCCCGGCGGCGTAGAGGTAGTCCCACTCCGAATCGGTCAGGAAGTCCGGAATGACGAACGCCTCATCGATGCGGCCGTCAAAGGCGTTGAGTACCGTGCTGGTGCTACTGTTGTAGTCGGCTCCGATCGAGATGCCGAGCGGCGACGTGGGCGCGGTATTGGCGGTCAGCGCCGTGCCCGCATAGGCCCAGGTGCCGTTGTTCACGCGCACGCGGACATGCACGCCGTTCTTGCGCTCGCCTTGCAGGAAGTAGGTGGTGCCAGTCGTCACCGTGCTGGTCGGCGTCGAGGCGTCCACGAATGAGCTGGAGTTGTCGCCTGCACGCGCAATGACGGCCCCGGTGGACAGCATGAACAACTGCAACACGCGGTCAAAGCCGTTTTGCGTGTTGGTCTCGCCGACCATCAGCGGGACGACGTTGGCGATGCTGTCGGCGTTGACCCAGCACCCGATCGAATAGCTGGTGCTGTTCGCGGGCGTCCACGGCAGCGTCGTCGCGCGGAATAGCGCATTGGGCGTCACATCGAGGCCGTTGCCTTTCTTGAACGCCACGGCCGAGGTCGCGCCCGTGCCGATCTTCGACGCGGAGGTGCTGTTCTTCGCGCCCGTGATCGGACTGGTTGCCGATTCCAGCGTGAACCACTCGCCGTTCCCAAGCTTCGTCCAGATGGACGCGGCATCGGAGTTGGTGCCCGACCCCAACGCCGCCAGGATTTGTTGGAGGACGGTCACGTCAGCCCCGTCCCCGAGATGATCCACTCGGTGCTGGTGAGCTTGATCGCCGTGGCGATGCCGTTGGCCGCCAGCGTGCGGCTGCCGGTCGTGCCCGCGCCCGCGAGACGCAGGGTGTCCGTCGTGATCGCGATGGTGACGGTGCCGGCGCTGGCCTGATTGACGAAGGTGATTGCCGTCCCGATCGGGAACGCCACGGAGCTGTTCGCCGGAATGGTGAACGTGCGCGCGGTGGTGTCCGCCGAGGGGTGCAGGATGTGCTTGCCTGCATCCGCAGCAACGCACGTGTAGGCCGTGGACTGGCTGTTCTGCGGGATGTTGCGGAAGCCGCAGAGCCCGCCTGTCAAGCCGTCGCCTTGCAGGATCGCGGCAGCTTGCGCGGCGGTCAGGTCCTCGGGGTCGCCCGTGCCGGCGGTCGTGCGGCCCTTGAGCGTGCTGTTGGCCATGTCGGCGAGCTTGGCGTTCGTGATCGCGTTGTCCGCGACCGTCGCGCCCACGACCGGCGTGCCGTCCGCCTTCGTGTAGGTCAGGCATTTCCAGTTGCCCGAGCCTTCCGAGACAAACCGCGCGCTATCCCCCGCTGCGGCGGTGATGTTGGCCCCGCCCGGCAGGATCAGGCTGGTGGCGTTGTGCGTCAGCGTGGGCGTGCTGTCGAAGATGACGTGCCGCTCCACACCCGCCGCCGCCGTGCCGAGCGAGGTGATCGGCCCCGTGCTGCCGGTGATGTGCACGCTGTTCCCGGTCGCCGCCCCGAGGTCGATGCTGGCCGCCGATGCGATGCTGCTGCCGCGCGTGCCCTTGTAGAGATTGGCGATGGCCTGCGTGGTGGTGCCGCCGGTCTGCCCTGTCGTGGCCCCTCCGGTGCCGCTGCCTGCGTCGGCCGCGAGGATCTCGGTGCCGGCCAGCGTCAGCGGGCGGCTGGCATTGAGTTGAGTGGCGGTCTTGGACATTTAGCTCAGTGCCTGCAAGTAGTCGCCGGCATCGGTCACGATGTTTTCGGCGAGATCGGTCACAAGGAAATCGGCCACCGGCACGCTGGTGAACTGCGGCCGGTACACGAAGGTCTGCGTCGGGTTTTTCGCGGGGACGGTCCCTCGGGACACGGCGCGGAAGGTCAGCGTCTGCCCCGCGAGCTGCACGTCGAGCGGAAGGAACACCACCGCCTGGTCCAGCAGGCACCACGCATCGCCCGCGCTGTGCGACGCGACGGTGGACCCCAGCACGCCACGCGAGAGGTCCGACAAGTCGTAGGTCTTGACGCCCGTGTCGGTCGGCGTGGCGAACTGACAGACTTCGGACGTGTCGTCGGCGGTGATGGCAAACCGGTTGACGCCCGCCGCGACCTGCGTCGCGCTCGCACTGTCCAGTTCGTCGTCGTTATGCAACTGGATCGAGAGCGGCTCGCCCGACGTGCCGATGGCATCCGTGAGGACACCCATTGCGGCGGGCTGGTACAGCGTCGCAACGACGACTTCTTGCCCGTCGATTTGCAGATAGATGTCCGCGCCCGCCCAACCGGCCAACACGCCGCAGGCCGCGAGATAGACGCCCGGCACCGTGTCGGTGGGCCGCAGGGACGGCAGATTGAGGACCTGAAGGATCGTCGGTCCGCGTAGCGAGCTGGGGGGCGGAGTCGGGGTGATGGTCTGCGAGCCGGCCGCCGTGGAGACGTAGGCGCTTGCGCGGTCACGCACCAGCTCCCACTTGCTTTCGCCATCGCCCAACTCGGAGCGCGACAACCGCCACCGCTTCCCCAACTGCACGATGTCCGACGGCGTGTAGATCGAGTAGGCTTCGGGCACTTCGACCGTCTTGCGGCCCAAGGCTTCTTCCCACGCGACCTTGCCCATGATCTCGGCGGTCTGCGCGCATTCGTCGCGCGTCATCACCACCGCCGTCTGGAGCGATACTTCGCCCGTCGCCTTGACGTTCTCCGTGACCCGCTCGAACGTTTGCTTGATGGGTTCGTAGTTCGCGTCCGGGTCGGGCGCGATCAGGTGCAGCTTGCGCGGGAACTCGACCTGCTGGGCGCGCGTTTCTTCCTCGTCGTCGCTCTGCAACAGGTCGTCATCGCTGAGAGTGACGGCCACGGCACCGCCGCGCGGGACGGCATGCAGCTTCGTGCCCACATCGCCGTTGTCGCCCCACTCCGGCAGGTCAAAGAACTTGACCTTCTGCAATTCGCGCAACGCATCGGCGGCGGCCATGACGTTAGCCAGCGCCAGCCCGCGCAGCTCGCGTCCCGCCAGCGCGGTGACGTCCAGCTCGGTGACCGTGCCCCGGTCGCAGATGTCCGCGACCACTTCATCCAGCGGCGCGAAGTTCGGCGAGACCGTACCCAGGACCGTGGCGCATTGACAGGCTTGCGACGTGCCGCGCGGATAGGTGTTGACGCTGCCCAGCCCCGTGGCCGAGTACGTCATCCCCGCCGGCATCAAGCCAGCCTCGACCGCCGTCGTGTAGGCGTCGTCCCAATAGGCTTGCACGTCGTAATTCGGATCGCCGGATTCCAGCACCGGCCCGAGCGGGAACGCATTGATCTTGGCCGTGCCCAGCGTCCCGCCGTCCAGACTGTGGTCCAGCGGCGCAAGCTGCTTGAATGTGCTGGTGACCGTCGTGCAGGTCTGGCTGTAGTCGCGGACTTCGCCGTTGACGATGTAGAAGCCCGGCGCATCCGGCACCGGCAACGCATCGGCTGGCGGGTTGTGGTAGCAGCCCGTGGACGGACGGCAGGCGATGATGAAGCCCGAGTAGCCGTTCAGACCGCTCGCGTTGTACGTTGCGCCGTCGTAGCAGTTGAAGGTGACATCCGAGCCGCTCGGCCCGAGCGTGCCCTGTTGCAACGTGACATTGCGATGCAGGACGGTGCTACCCGTGCCGTTGCCGCGCACCACGGCGGCCCACACGGGCGTGGGGTAATAGCTGCACGCGCCCGAGCCGGCGCTGGTGCCGCCGGCCTCGTAGATGTACGCCGTGCCTTCGGCGGTGCTGCTGTAGCGGGAATAGACCAGCCCCAGCACGTAGCGGTCGTGCCAGTCGTGGCTGCCGGTGGTGATGTCCTCCCACGGCGCGATCGGCTGGGCCGGGTTGAACCCGCCCACGGAGGTGGTCCAGCCCATGAGCGTGGCGTCGTCCACGACCGACACGGAGAACTTGGTCTCCGCATCGGCAATCGCCGTGGCCACGTCATCGCGCCAGGGAATCGCCGGGTTCGTGTAATCGTCGTTGAACCCCAGCGCGGCGTACTGATAGGTCACGCCGTTCTTGCGGGGATCGCGCGAGGTGGGCGCGTCCTGCTGCCACGGCGAGTAGCCGTCGAAGTCCAGCGGCTCGTATTCGGCGCTGGCGTTCGTCGTATCGGCGTCGCTGCACACTTCCCAGCGGAAGTTCGGGATCGAGCCCTGCCGATCCGTCACGTCCAGATTGGTCAGCACCGCGTAACAGGTGCCGCGATAGGCCGGCACATTGCCGACGCCGCCGCCGTACTCGGCCGGCAACGCCTCCAGCGACGGGTCGGGCAGTTGCGTTTCGCTGCCCGGATAGAACGTGAGGATGGACGCGAACTTGGTGTTGTTCGCGTGCATGGTGGCCATCCACCGCTGCCACGCTGTCAGGTCGGTGTCCGGCGGCGGCGCGCTGACGTCATAGACGAGCTTGTCGTCCATCCACACGCGGCGCAGTTGCATTTCGCCGCCCAGCGGTGCGGCTTCGCAGATGCGGATCGCGACCGTGCGCGAATACGTATAGGTCTGCTGGACCGGGCCGCCCTTGCCGGAGCGTTCGCGGTGCTTGCTTTCGACCAGCGGGCCAACTTGGATCAGGTTGCCGGCGATGCAGGCCGTGCCGTAGACGATGGGGCGCGGCACGCCTTCCATTGAGGTCTGCGTTTGCGCGTCGGTGAGACGCGGGCCTTTGACGACATCGGGATCGACGTAGCCGCCAATGGCCGAGCCAATCATCCAGCCAATGGACGTGCCAACGCCGGGGATGAAGCTGCCAATGACCGCACCAATGACGCCGCCGATGGTTGAGCCGGACACTCAGGGCCTCCAGGCTTCGACGATGCGGCGCGGCCACGGGCCGGCGAGGCGGGTTTCGATGACGCGGTTGGCCTCCTTCAATGCGTGGATCAGCGCAAAGCCGCCGAGGTAGTAGTCCGCCAGAATCGCGACGTGGTTGAACAGATCGGTGCCGTTGTCCTGATGCCAGCGCATCAGCACGACATCGCCCGCCTGCCAGTCGGTGACCGGATCGCCGAAATGCGCGACCAGCACATCGCGCAAGCCATCGGCCACCGGATCGCGACCGTAGTGCGGGCGGTCGGCAATCTCCCGGCCCACCGACTGCAAGCACACGCCCACCAGTCCGACGCAATCCAGCCCGCGCTCCGAGCGGCCGCGATGGCGGAACGGCGTGCCGAGCTTGGAACGCGCGCACTCGAGGAACCCCGTCCGCTCCGCAGCGGACAGTGGCGTCACCAGTCGGGTCATTAGGCGTAGGTGTTCGTGCCGACGCCCGCAGAGGACGTGCCGTTTTTGAGGATGATGTCGCGATCGGACACGCCGCTCATGCCGGTGATGTCCGTACTCGTCCGGGTTTGCACGCCGTTGCGGTAGTAGTTCTGCGAGAACGTGTTGCCGGTGATCGTGGGCGTGCCGCCGTTGTTTCCGACGATGCCGGTCGCGCTGTTGTGCTTGATCGTGTTGGCGGTGATCGCCACGCCCGACGCCGGGCCTTCGATGACCAGGCCGTTGGAGTAGTTGTCACGCAACGTGTTGGTCTTGATCGTGACGCCCGAGATCGTGCCCGCGCCGCCGCGCTGTTCGATGTTCACCGCGTACCGGTTGCAGTGGTGGATGTCGTTGTCGCGGATGACCGTCCCGTTGGCGACGTTCCCGGCCTCCGGCTCGATGTCGATGCCGCACATCGGCGAGGTGCCGTGGATCGTGCCGATATAGGAAATCTCGTTATTGAAGATTTCGACGCCGGAGGTCGCCCACACCAGCGAAATGCCCTGCCGGCGGGAATAGCTCAGGTTGCAGTTCCAGATCTTCACGTCCGAGCTGCCGGAACCGGAGTAGCCGCCGATCGAGATGCAATCGCCCACGCACTTGGTGATCGTGATGTCGTGGATGGACACCGCCGAGGAGCCGTAGCAGGCGATGCCGTGGCCCCATTCGGAGGTCGTGCCCGTCTGCGGGACGAAGGTGTCGAGATCGCCCAGCAGCGTGCCGCCGGTCACTTCCACGTTCGACTTGCCGCGAATCCGCAGGATGTAGTCGTGGTCCTGGGTGTTCGTCTTGGCCTTGAGCGTCGCGCCCGACGCCAGCGACAGCAGCATGTTGGAGCGCAGCTCCAGCCCGCCGCCGTCCGTGAGCGTGGTGGTATCGATCAGATAGGTGCCGGCCGGGACGATGACCGTGCCGCCATCGCCCGGCAGCGCGTCGATCTTCGACTGGATATGCGCCGTGGCATCGGTGATGCCGTCGCCATACGTGCTGGAGACCGTGAGAACGGTCGTACCGCGCGTGCGCGGGGGCGGCGTGGTGTCGGTGCCGCCCACGGGCGGCGGCGTGGAGGACGTGCCGCCATCGGGCACATAGGGCGGCGGATCGGTCGGCGTTTCCCCGGTGCCGGCAAAGGACGCGCCAATCGCCGCGCCGGGCGTCTGCAACTGCCCGCCTGCGCCTACCGGGATCCACGGCTCGCCCCGGAAGTGCAGCGTGCGCTGCGCGCCCCAGAACGTCTCGCAGGAATTGTGCCCGGTGTAGTGCTTCCCGCACTGCCGGCGGATGCGGTAGGTATCGCCGTCCGCGATGTCCGAGACGGTTGGAAACTTGAGCGAAACCACACCCGCCGCGAACGTATCGACTTCGATCTGCTGGCCGACGTTGTCGCCCGTCAGCCATTCCAGGAGACCAGGCGCGAAGTAGTCGTCGTCCTGCGTCAGCGAGGTGTCGGTAAAGACGCGGTCGGATTCGGACACCGACACGACGACGCCATCGACCCACTCGTCCGTCAGGTCGAACCCACAGGGATAGCGCTCATCCCCGACCTGGGAGCCGAACTTGGCGCGGCAGGTCAGCGAGTCCAGCTCGACGATGGACTGCTTGAGGAGCTGGGCCAGCGAGCGCAGCTCCATCACCGTCAGGCCGCCGACCTTCTGGCGGACTTCGCCAATCCGCCCCCCGGCGATGACTTCGGCCCCTTGGGAATGGTCGGCGTAGTTGATCCGCAGCACGCAGAACTTCACGCCGTCCAGCGCACCAGAATCGATCTGCTGCTGGGTGATGCCCTCCAGCGGGAAGCCGGCCACGGGGAGCAGCGTGTTGGCTTCCGAGTTGTCCACGGACAGGTCCGAGGATGACTGATAGGCCATCATCTCCATGCCCGTGCGGGCCTTGAAGGTGATGCTGCCGATCGCCACGGACGGCGTGTAGGTCACGTCCGCATCCAGCAGGGTGAAGCCGCGATAGGTGGCATCCGCCAACGGCCCGACCAGCAGCAGGTCGGTCATCGTCGTGCTGGATTGCGCCTTGTGGGCCTGGAGCGCAATCGAGATGCTCTTACTCACCGAACACCTCGACCAGCTCGCACACCACTTCGGCGATGTCGCGATGGGGAAGTACGAACTCGATGTCGTCCGAGGCGAAGCGCACGGGGACGTTGAACTCACCCGTCCACGTCAGCGCACCGCCGGCCCATGCCGTGGATGGGGTAAACAGCCCCGTAGCCTCATCCAGCGTGCCGGCTTTGGCCACGCCGTCCTCGTAGACGGTGACGGTCGAAGCCACCGGCTTGGTGATCGTGCGGGTGTAGGTCTCCGACCCATACGTGTAGGTCTTGACCAACTGCACGGCGGTGGAGCCCGACGGGGCCGTGCCGAGCGTTTGCGCGGTGACGCTGTAGTCGTTCCAGTCCTTGAACAGCCACGAATAGAGCGAACCACGGGCCGCATGCGCGAGGTTCAGCAGCTCCGCGCGCATGGCCGGCGTCCAGCCCGCGGTGCGAGCGGTATAGCGGCGCTTGGGATTGAGCCAGTTGGCGTTGCGGCGCTCGTAGCCGGTTTTCAGCTCACGTACGCGCGTCGAAAACGACACGACAGCCGAGAACCCCACCTCTGCCTTCGCGGAGAGGCGGGTCGCAATGATCGTCATGGGTTATCGGTTCCGAGCGGACGCGCGGTTCTGCGCGCGAGCCGTGGACTGCGCGAATTGGTCAGCGGTGCGGGAGTCGATGCGGCCCTGCACGACCACGGTCTGGTTCACGACGGTCGGGCCAGTGCGGACAGGCTCGTTCGCCGCTTCCATGCGCACGCCGAGCTTCCCGTCCGGGCCGCGATGCAGCGGGATGATCGCTTCGGGGCCGGCTTCGCCCATCAGGCCCAAGCGACCGCCGGACATGCCAAAGTTGGTCGGCGAGGAAACAACGCCGCCATAGGCGAACTTCTGCAAGCCGCCTTCAAATGCGCCGCCGTTGGCGTACCACTGTTCCCCGCCGCCTCCACCCGTGATCAGGCCAACAAGACCAGAGATCAAGCCGCCGCCCGAGGTGCCCGCGCCATTCGTGCCCTGCTGGCCGAACAGCTTTTGAATCCACTGATCGGCGATAGCCCTGGTGATCTGTCGGGCCAGCTCGTCGAAGAAGTCCTTAAGCGCATCCTTTGCGCTCTTGGCCCCGGTGACGAAATCGTAGAGCGCGTCCGACGCGCTGGAGCGGAAGTCGTCCATGATCTGGACGCCCCTGCGCTCGTCTTCGTATGCCTGGTTGAGCGCCAGCAGGGCGTCGTGATTGCCCTTGATGCCCTGGCGCTCCAGCTCGCGCAGTTGGATGGCGGTCTCGCGTTCGGCATTGCTCTTGCCGAGCAAGTCCAGCTCGAAGCGCATGTCGTCCAGCAATGCGCCCATCGGGTCTTCCGCCCGCTTGGCTGCCTGCATGTCCGCGTCATAGGCGCGCGCCTCGGCTTGCAGCATCTTGGCGTGCTGTTCGGCGGAGGCTCCGGACTCCTTGGTCAACTCGTCAATCCGGCGCAGGGCGTCTTCATGGGCTGCCTGCGCGGCGGCGACGGGGCCGGAGAGCTGCCCAACCTCGACCGCGTAGCGCGCCTTGATGTCGTCCGTGGTCTTGTTGTATGCCTCGCCTTCGAGCTTCAGCGCGCCCGCCAAGTCCTCGTGGCTGCGCTTGCCCTTTTCCGCCGCCTGCTGGATCTCGCGCATGGTGCGCAGATGCTCGGACTCGGCCTTCTGAAGTGGTCCCTGCAACTCGGCGCGGAGGCTGCCCACCATGTCGTCGAAGCGATCCGAGGCGTTCTGGATCGCGCTGTCACTTTCTGCGCGCGGCTTGCGCGCCTTTGGTCCCTTCGGCAGGCTTTCGGCATAACGCGCGCGGGCATCCGCGATGGCCTTGTCGACCTCCGCCTCGGACTTGCCGGCCGCGACGCCCTTCTCGCGGATCTTCTTGATCTCGTCTTCCAGGCGCTCTCGCTTGCTGAGGTTGCTCAGGGCGAGGGCGGCAAACTCCTTCTCCGCATCCATGCGCGCCCGCTCGGCGCTGCTGTCCACGATGCGGCCACCGGAGGCGGTGGCGAAGTTGAACGTGGAGGACGCCGCCGGCTGCGCGGCCGGGTTGCCCGCCGCGTTGCGCGTGGCCGAGCCCAGCATGACACCCACGTCCGCAATGCCCGGCAGGTGGGTGGCGGCCATGATGTCGGCGATCTTCTCGGCGGTCTGCTGGTGCCGTTGCAGGAAGCCCTGCACGGCCGTGTCCGCCTTGACGAAAAACTGCACCACCGCATCGCCGGCTTCAAGGATGCCGGACTTCATGTCGCGCCAAATCGCCGCGCCCGAGGCCAGGTTGTGTTCCAGCTCCGGTTCGCGGGTATTGATCGCGTCCGCGTACGCCTTGTAGGCAACGGCCGCCGCCTCGGCCGTCTTGCCCTGCGCCTCCAGTTTCTCGATGGTCCGAATCGTGGACTCGGTGAGAAAGTTGTTGACCGCGCCCGCTTCGTTAAGCTTGAGGATGTAGTCGGTCGGTGCTTCCTTGAGGCGCGCGAAGTCCTTGACCGTGTCCTCGGTGGCCTGCCCCGTGGCTTCCCGCATGTTGATAGCGGCACGCGCCACCAGCTCGATCTGGTCCGCCGTGAAACGCCCGGTGGACGCCACTTGTGCGAGGACTTCCGACGCCTGCCCGGTCGTGGCGCGCGTCGTGTTGTCCAGCTCCTCCGCCATGCTCCGCAACTGGCGGACGGTGAGGTTGGCTTGGTTGCCCGACAGGATCAGCGCGCGGCCGAGGCTGGCGGCCTGGTCTTCTGCTTGAACCATCGCCGCACTCAAGCCGACGAAAGCGCCCGCCGCGAGCGTGAACGGGTTGATCCAGCCCGCGACGGACGAACCCACGGCACGCAAAGCGGGGCCAATACCGCCGAACATGTCCTTGATCTGGCCGCCCTGCTGGAGCAGGACTTGCAGCGGACGCTGCCCAGAGCCGAGCGCGGTCGCGATGTCGGTGAACTGCGCCGGCAGGTTGCGGGTGGCAAACTGCAATTCCTTCGCCGATTTGGCCGCCGTGTTCGCGCTCTTGCCGAACTTCTGCGTGGCCTGCTCAGCACGACCGCCCGACTGTTGCAGCTTGTCGAGGTCGTTGGCGGCTTCCTTGGCTCCCTGCGTGGTGACGCGGATGCCAAGCGATGCAATGTCCACCTTAGGTCGTCTCCTGCATCACGGTCAGTCCAGCGGCTTCCATCACGCGCACGTCCTCGAACACCGCACTCCATTCCTTGCGGGGGAGTCCGGTCATGCGGAACACGACGGGGAGGGATGTGTAGTCGAGTCCGGTTCTGCCGCTAAATCCCGTGCGCCATTGGGTCCACATGGCGATAAACACGTTCGCGGCAGATGCGTTCTCTGGCCAGATTTCGACTTCGCCATCGTCGAGGTCGTCAAGCGTCATGCCCAATGGAGCCAATTGCTCCGATGTCGGCATTGGCTTGCAGATCGCCTCGGCGATGGCCTTCAGTTTTTTGCGCGCGCTCCGCGCAGTTCGTCCAGATACGTCTTGAAGATCGCGTCCGCCGCGCCGAGGTAGACGCTGCACAGTCGCGCGATGTTCTCGTCGTTGAACTCGTCGTCCAGCTCCCACGCGGTTGCCATCGTGGGAATCAGCTCGACAAGCGGCCGTTCCTTGACCTCCTCCCACCACGTCTCCACTTCCGTGGCAGTGCGCCAGCGGAACGTGAACTCAACGGGCGTGACGGGTTTGCCGGGAACGGGAATCCCCACCTTCGCCTTGAAGGTGGGGTCCGGGGTCAGCCTAAGCTTCGCCATGCGCTAGTCCTTACGAGGCGTAGCGGGTCGGATCGCCGACGAGCGAGAGCGAGATGCCCACGGTCATGGGCTGGTCGCGCGTCAGCGACGGCACGACGCTCATGCCGACGTAGCAGTAGTAGTAGAGCTTCGCGCCGTTGGAGAGGGTCAGCAGCACCGCACGCGGCACGCGATCATCGGCCGCCGCCTCGACGTAATCCCACCACGTGGCAGACGGATCGTAGGACGCCTGGAAGTTGATGCCCGCCGCCGAGATCGTGGTCGGGATGCGCGTATTGCGGTTGGCCTCCAGCGGAGCGCCTTCCCAGAACTGCTGCTCACCGCCCGAACCGTTCGGTTCGAGGATGCCGGTGATCTGCACCCAGCCGGTGACTTCCTTCACCGTGGACGCGCCCGCGCCTGCGGGGTACTTGGTGGTGGAGGTGGTGTTGATGCCTTCCAGGTCGAAGGTGTTGGTCGCAGCGTTGTCCACGCGGACCATGCGGCCTTCGAGATTGGCCCAACCCGACGCGGCCACGGCGAGGATGTCGCCGTCCGTGTAGCCGTGCGCGGTGGCGGTCGCGACGCCAGGGTTGGCGTTGGTGATGCCGGAGACGGCCACGTCCGAGCCGAAACCGGTGGAGATCGAAATGGTGGAGCCGTTCGGCAGCGTGAAAGTTGCCATCTATGCGTTTCCTCTAGGCATAAAAAAACCGCCCGGAGGCGGCGGATCACCAGCACGATGCTGGAATGGGGTCAGGCGTCGGCGCGGTACTGGAAACTGACCGGCAGGACGTAGCGGGTGTCACTCGCAAGTGCGGGGGCGATGCGGCAGGGCGTGGTCTGCTGCACCGTGATGGTGTTGGTGAGTTGCGTGTCCACGACGAACAGCGCGGCCAATTCGTCGGCCACGCCCATCGCCTCACCCGCGCCCTTGTTGAGCGGGGCAACGACGTTGACCTGGAACACGCCGACGTAGACGCGGGTAGCGCCCGCAAGGTCCGGCGCGTCCGTGTCCGCAGGCAGCAGGTACGCCCGCAGGTACAGCCCGGCCGGCTCGGTGAACGGAAGGTTCTCCCACGCGATCGACAGCGCAGGCGTGCGCGCATCCGCCCACGTCTTCAGCCGGCTTTCGTAGGCCGCGCGGATCAGCTTGTGGCTCACTTGACCTCCGCGACGGCACGCTCGATGAAGCCCTGGAACTCGGCAACCGTGATGCGCACCATGCCGGCCGGAGCCTGGCTGCTATGTCCTTCGTATTCGATCGTGCGCACGTAGGGGAGGCTGTTCATCACGTAGATGTCCGCCTGACCGTTCCATCCGGTGAGGATGTTGATGCCGCGCTGGATGGTCGGGCCACCGGACTGGTCTCGCACGGGCGTGGTGGTGAGATCGGGTCCGCCGAAGGAGACGTTCCAGTTGCCGCGCAGCCGTCCGCCGACATAGCCCTTCGGTGGCTTGCTCTTCCACAGCGACGGATTGCCCACGGGCGTGCGCGAGACGACGGACGCGAGGATGTCCGCGCCAACCTTCTGCACGACCTTCTCGACGTTGCCGCCGGCCTTGGCCACGAACTTGGCGATGTCCAGCGCGAACTCAGCCACGAAGCTGCGCCTCGTACAACACGACGGTCCCCGCAGGACTTAGCGGCTTGACGGCCACCACCCGGTAATCCGCACCCTGCCACGCCAACAGGTCTCCCTGCTGAGGCTCTTGTTCGTTCGACAGATAGGCGAGCTGGTCGCCTTGCAGGATCAGCGTGCCGTCGATGTAGCTCTGGTCATACGCGAACACCGCCGCCGTGGTGGTCAGCGAGGTTTCGGTGACCGTATCGCTGCCGGTGCTGGGGTCGTAGCTGCCCGCACTTTGACGCTTGAGCGTGGCGGATGCCCCGAAGCGTTGCAGCAGGCGCAAGGCCGTGGCCGCGCTGTGGGCGTAATCGAAACTCATGCGCGGATCACTGCAACTGCGCCGTTCATCTTGAACAGAGGGGCCAGCATCCGTTCGACCAGCTCATAGCGGGTCGTCTGCCGCGCGCCGTCCGCGTAGGTCACGGAGAGCGGCCCCACGGTTTCCTGCTTCACCTGTGCGCCCGCATCGGCCAGCAGATCGGCTGACGACGCCCGCACGGCCAGTTCGGCACAGGCATTGGCCACGACGACCGGCACGGCGTTGTCCACGTAGTAGGCAGGCAGCGAGCTGTAGCCCGCCGTCGCTTGCTTGATTTCGACATAGGCGCGCGGCCAGTCCAGGGCCTGCGTGGTGCTGACGCGAATGCCGTCCCACCGCAGCGTGTAGGACGCCTGCATGTAGTCGGTCGCCCTGCGCAGCGCCTGTTCCTTCTGCGACGTGTTCAATGCGGCCCACGTCGCGTTGCCACGATTGGAAAAATAGGTGTCGGCGTCCGCGACGGAGATGTAGGACTCGGCGTCGGTCTTGCCCGTGCCGTCCTCGACAATCAGCGCCATGCGTCAGCCCTTCTTCGTGCGCCGGGGCTTTTGCTCCGGCTGTTTGGGCGCATAGATCGCATCCACGATGCGGTAGCCCTGCGCCAGCAATTCGGCTTTCCGCTCCGGCGATACCGGATGCGGTTCGTAGATCACGGGACGATCTTTCATCGCAAAAGAGAGGGGGCCGAGTTGCCCCGGCCCCTCCTTTACGATCAGTCGGTGACGATGGCGACGCCGGCCCAGTCCTTGAGGGACGTGAACGCGGTATCCCAGTTCGAGCCCGTGCCCACCGTGGCGTCGGCCGGGTTCGCGCCGCCGTTGGCGGTGTCCCACTTGAAGCCCTTGACGCCGAGGTTGTAGGCGTATTCGCCCTGCAACCGGACGACCAGGTTCTCCAGGCCGGTGACGATCTGCGCCTCCATCATCTCTTCCTCGGAGTTCTCCACCACCAGCGCATCGGCGGTCAGGCCGAGCGTGTAGTAGGCGTCCGGGGTGCCAGTGACGATGAGGTCCGCGCAGTCGGTCACGATCACCGGACGGTTAAGCGTCTGCGGAGACGCCGCCGCCAGCACCGCGCCCGCCACGACATCACCCTGATTGGTCGGGTTGATCTGCGACTGCACCAGGTCGAAGTAGACCTTGGAGTGCATGACCCACGCCGAGATGCGGTTGGCCGCATCACCGAACTTGGCGAGACCCGACACCAGCGCAGCGGTCGCCATCGTGCCGGTGGCCGAGTAGTCGTAGGTCACGCTCGACTGGTTGGCCAGCGCCGCACGACCCGCGCGGATAGCCGAGTTGAGCATGTCCACTTCCATCGCCTTGGCGATCTGCGTGCCGATGAGGAACGACAGCGAGTCCTCGCCGGCCGCCATCTGCACCTTGCGGAACGCATCGAGCGTCTGCGCCACCGGACCGACCTTGCGGTTCAGCTTGACGCTGATGATCTCGTCCATCGTCGCGGCCAGGTCGGTCGCGGCCGACACCGACGTGGTGTCACGGCGGCTCACCAGCGAGGAGATGTTCTTGAAGAACGACTCCTTCGCGTAGTCGCCACGACGCGAGGCGGTCGTGAGGCGGATCGCGCCGCCCGCCTTGTTGAAGTGGTCCGACGCCTGCGTCAGGCGCTCGACGATGCCGCCGCGCAGCTCGTCCTGATAAATCTTGAAATCCGATGCCTTACCGGTTGCCATGGTGGTTCCTTAGGGGTTGGGCGGCTTTACTGCGCCGCGAGCTGTTTCTTCCAGGCGTCCAGGCCGTTCTCGCGGATGAAGCCCGCCTTCTCGGCGTCGCTCCATTCCTTGATCGGCTTGCTGCCGGGGGTCACGCGGGAGCCGCCTTGCGCCCCACCGCCATTCGTGTCGGGGGCCGTGACGAAGTGCTTGCCCTCGTCGCTGCCAGCCCATTCCGTGATGTAGTCCGCCAGAGCCTTGTCGCCGGCCTTGACGATCCGTGCGCCGTTTTCCTCGACCACGTTGGCCTGCGCCGCCAGCACCGCCTTGGCCGCCTTGATGTAGGCCGGGTTAGTGACGTTGGCCTTGGTCAGCGCCTCGGTCAGCGCCGCTTCCTTGAGGCTGTTGTTGAACGCCGAATCCAGATCGGCTGCCCGCTTGGCCGCCGCCTCCGCGTCCTTCAGTGCCTTCGTGGCCGACTTGTTGGCGTCGGTCAGCTTGGCCTTGAGGTCGTCGCGTTCGGCTTCCAGTGCGGCGTAGTCGGCAGGGTCGATCTGCTGCCCCTGCTGCGCCTTCTTGAGCTTGCCGAGCAGTTCGGTGTTCTTGTCCTTCAGCCCTCGCGTCGCGTCCTCGACGGCGGCGGCGATGGCGTCTTTGATTTCCTGACTGTTGAGGTCGATGTCACTCACGGAGTTGGCCCCTCGGGCTGGTTGGCGGGGCCTGGCCCCAAAACAAAAGGGCCACCCATGGGGCAGCCCTAGAAATGCAAAAGGCCCGCCGAAGCGAGCCTTGTGGGTTTGGTGATTCGCCTACAGTGCGTGGGACGGCACGCCCCATTTCGCCCGGTAGTCGTTTTCCATCTGCTGACAGGCTTCGCGCATGAAGCGGCGCGTCGCCAGATCACTCAGCGCATCGTCGCGCGCTTTCACGCACTGCGCGATCCGTTCGCGGGCGTCCGCCTTGGCTCGTCCTTCCGGCGTGTGCGCCTTGGTCGCGCCATACGCCATGATCACCAGCGCGGCTAGCGCCAGCGCCACGACCACCCATTTTCCGATTGCGCCCATGCCTACCCCCTTGTCAGGCGGCACATTGCACCCGGCCGGGCGGCGTGTCTACTGCTGGAGCTTTCCGCAGTTGACGCAGTGGCGCGTCGCCGTGCCCCTGTGGACGACCTTGCCGTCCTTGTCGATCAGGATGCCGGTGCGCGCCTCCACGAAGGTGCGGCAGCCACACGCGCATTCAAGGATGGACGCCTCGGCCAATCGCTTGGCCTTCTTGCCCCCATCAATGACGCGCAGCCCGGTCATGGCCGGATTATGCGCTCCGTTCCAGCAATTGCGGGAGCGTCAACCACACGCCCTGGTCGTTGTAAAACCGCTCCATCGGCATCCCCGAGCGGAACAGCTTGCCCCGCGTCGGGCCAAGGATTTCGTCCTGCCTGGCCGCCGATTGCTTCTTCAGCCACTCGGCGTAGGTCAGGTCCGCAGGGACTTGCCCGTCCATGCTGGCCCGGGTGCCCGGTGGCAATTCATCAATGTCGATGCCAAGTTCCCGCCACGACTTGGTGACCGGCGTGGACACCGAACGGCAATTGAAATGCAGCCGCCCCGGACCGCCCAGCCACGGGATATTGTGGCCCAGCGGCTTGTGGGTCTCCGGGTCGTACAGATGCCCATCCCGCAGCCGGCACATGGGACTCGTGCGGCTGTCCAGCGTGGCCGTCCACTTCAGCGCCTTAATGACCGTGGCGTTGGCGTCGTAGAACGCCTGCCGGGCCGTCTGTGCGGTATGCGAGAGGGCCGTCTGCACCACGGCCGCCAACTCCCGGCGGGAGCGGTCCAGCAGGCCATCGGCATAGTTCAGGGCGCGTGAACCCCGGATGCTGGCGATGATCTCGCTCGTGGTCTTGCCTTCCACGAACCCCTGCCGAATGGCATTGCGCAGCAGCACCAGCCGCGACGCTTCCACCGTCTTGGCCCAGTCCATCAGCAGCCGGCCCTGGAACGGGCGGGATACGACAGCGGCATAGACCTGCTCGATGCTCACCCCCGCCACGGGGAAGCGCAGTTGCACGATGCTGGGCAGCGTGCGCTTGAACAGGCTGACCTGATACTGGCTTTCCGCCTCGGCCAATGACCGCAGGTCCGGCCCCAACTCGCGGAACACTTCGGCATAGGCTTGGGCGTTCAGCGCCCGCACCGATTGCAGCAGCGCATCCAGCCGCTCGACCGTGAAGCTCTCGCGATCCAGTTGCAGCAAGGCTTCCGTGAGCTGCGCCGTCAGCCGCGCGTCCGTGCGGTTAAGGATCGCCACCATGCGGCGGACGATGCCGTTGGAAAAGCGATGCAGGTCCACGGCCCGATCCACGGCCTGGTCCTGTAGAGCCTCGTTAACCGGCAGCATTCGGGTCGGCGTTCGGATCAGGTGTCATCGCCAGCGCGAGTGACGGACCTTCCGCCTTGGCCGCCGCCGTTTCTTCTGCCGGATCGAGGTCCGGCGACAGCACGCCACGGCGCTGCAATTCCCGCAGGGCCGTTTCGTGGGTCAGCATGCCGGACATCGCCAGATCCTTGATCAGCGCCGCCGAGGCATCCGACAGGTTTGCCGCGCCGTAGTCATCGAACAGCGACACATTGCCGCCCGTGGGCAGGCGTGCCCATTGCGCCATGTAGGCCAGCGCCATGTCCAACGCATCGGCGAACCCTTCCGCCATGCGCTGCAAGTCGCACTTGTTGCCCTCGTCATCGCCAGCCGCTTCCGTCGCGGTGCGGTTGCCGGGCTTCTGCACCAGCAACTCGGCCCCGGTCTGCACCATCTGCTCTTCGAGACGCAGCAGGGATTCCGCGCCCGCCTTGATGGCGTTTCCGGAATGCTCGACATACTTCAGGTCGGCATCCGGCGGCAGCTTGACCGCCGAGGCCGCGCCGACGGTGAGCGACGCGTCATCAGCGCCAATCAGCGCCAAGATGGGCACCCGCGCCACATGCTCGATCGTGTCCTGGTCGCTCTGCGACTGCCAATGCTTGACGTTGAGATAGGCCAGATCGAGCAGCGGCGGCCGGCCGCACATCAGCCCCTCGCGCACGCCATACAGCGGCACGAACGGGATGTCCGCCAGCGTCGTGACGCCCTCGTCCACCTTGATCCAGTCACCCGACGAGCTGGGCGGCTGCCACAACTCCCAGCGCCCCGGCTCCAACACGCGCACCTGCGGCACGCACACCGTGCCATACGGACCATCGGGCTGCTCGCTGGATTCAAGGATGCGAAGCTGTGCCAGGCGCACACGACCCGCGATGACTTCGGTGCGCCAGCCGAGGATCTGCTGGTGCATCACCCGCACGAAATACGGACGGGCACCCGAGGCTTCCACTTGCGCCACCGTGCGGCCGGTGCGCACGGGCGTGACACGTGGGTAGTCCACAAGGATGCCGGCAAGGCCGTTGAACGACTCTTCGAACATCTCGGCCGCGAAGGCGTGCAGGTTCACGCCCTGCCGGTCGATGTCCTCCGCCCATGCCTTGATCTGCGCAGGCGTGTCGTCCGAGAGCGTCAGCGGTTTGGCGAACGGCTTGCCCGCCATCACCCGCACGGTGCGCCGGTAGGCCGGGAACAGCGTGGCCGTGGCGAGACGGGCGCGATAGCTCTCCGCCTCCTCGTTCGGCCATTGCGGCAGGTACTTGGTCGATGCCTTGCGCATTGCAGGCGTGCCGCCCGTCAGGGCCTCCAGCACGGCCCACTGCTCCGCCAGCGCCTTCACCTCGGCGCTTTGATCGTTGACGGCTAGGGGCATCTCAGAGTCTCAGAGGCTCGACCAGCGCAATGCGCTTGATGACCGGCCATTCCCGGTCAACGCAATAGCCAATCGCAGTGGTGATGTGTTGATACTGGTTCGACTGATCCTCTTGGAACGTCGAGCCTTCTTTGACCTGCACCGTGCTTAGGCCCTTGTGGCACCAAGGCGCAGTCGCCGGGTTGACGAACAGGCTGGTGTCGCCCGAGGCCGTCAGGATTTTGGCGCGCACCGCGTTCTGTCGGTCCTTGATGGCTGGAGCCGCAGGCTTCACCCGTCGCTCATACGTCCATCCGTGCGCCTTCAGCACGCCCTCGATGTCGGTGTAGTCCGAGGCGTGGCCGTGCTTCTCGCCCTGCCGACCGGCCGGGTCGCCGTAGATCAGGACGTGCTTGTTCTTGTGATCCTTGAACCTCTCGACAAACTCCAGCGCCGACTGCTTTGACACCGCACTGGTCAGCACGATCTCGTCCAGCAGGAACAGGCTATTGCCATTCCGCCGCACCCCGATGGCCGAGGACAGCGGCGTGAAGTTCTGGTCGTGCATCCACATGAGCTGCTCGTGCGGCTCGATATGGGCGTCCGTGATGTTGTGCTTGCCGTAGTCCTCGTAGATCCGGCCCGAAGCCGTCTCGAATGAGGCCTCGAACTCCTGCTTGAACTGCTTGGCGGACATCGCCCGCTTCATGGCCTCGATCACGTCGAGCGGCAGGATCTCTGCCGACTTCCAGTGAAAGACCTTGAAGTTTGGGTCTGCCCCCGTCTCGGCCTGCATGCACAGGTCGTAGTAGTGGTTCAGGCCATCGGGCACGCCCAGCAGCCAGCACCACGCCCGGTAGTCGGGGTCCAACGGATTGACCGTGTTCAGCGCCGGCAGGATGTTGGCTTCCCACGCATCCGCCTTGATGTCGGCGAACTCATCGATGCCGCCCCCCTTCCACGGGATGCCCTCGATGCGCTGCGGCTTGTCGAGTCCCACCACATGGATCTCGCTGCCGTTGGGCAGGTAGATGATCCGCTCCGATTCGGACGGACGCTTGGGATGCAGACTGGAGAGCGAGAACGCCTTCAGGTCATCCCAAAAGATTTTCTTGGCCTGATCGTGCGTTGGGGCTGCCGCGAAGTACGGCCCCGGAACCTTGTTGGCCTGCTTGACCAGGAACCGCTTGAACCGCTCCGTCTTGCCGCTGCGCCGCCCCGCCGGCACCAATGGGAAGCGCACACCGCTCGGCACCGCATCCACCAGCGCCAACTGCACCGGGTGATCCCGCAGCGCGTACCACCGCGCAAGCTGCCGATCCAGCAGCAGGTTGCCAGTTGTCATCCGGGCAGCTTGGCGATCAGGTCCGACAGCACCTTGGGCAGTTCGCTGCCAGCACCACTACCCTCGCCATCCAGCCCGGCTAGCTTCGCCTTTCCCATGGTGGCCGACACCATTGCAGCCCCTTGCTCGCGCTGCTTGGCCACCTGCCGGGCTTCCTCCAGTTCTGCAATCAGGCTGTTCACCGTCACCGCGTGGCGCTCTAGGACGCTATGGCGCAGTTCTGCGACCCTACCCGCGACCTCCCCGCTGGCAAGAAGCTCGGAGGCGCGCTTGGCGACCGTCTCGGGCTTCATGCCATCGGCGTCATACGCCTGGCGGTATGCCTCGCTCGCGTTCCCCGTCTCGATATATTTCTGGCAGAACGCCTCTTGTTTGATCGTTAGGGCGGCCATCAGCCACCTCCTCAGTGGCCCTCGGCCGAAATATCCTGTCCCACTCGCTCGTGAACTGCTCCTCGCTCACCTGCTTGGGGCGATGCGAGTAGAACTCCCGGCTCATACGTAGCTATTCGTCCCCACATCCAGCCCGCTCACGGACGTGGTGGTGGTGATCAGCAGATCGGCCTGAAACGTGGAGCTGTACCCCGTGCGGGTCACATCGGGGTTGCGATCGCGGATGCTGTTGCGGGTGTAGTTCGGCCCGAAGCGGTTTCCGCTCACATGCAGGCCCTTACCCGACAACAGGCGCAAGCCGGTCGCCGAGTTCCAGCCAATCTGGTTGTTCAGGAACGACACGTTGCTGGCCCCGTTCACCACCGCGCCGTTGCTCTTGTTGATGCTGGCCAGATCCGTGCCGCCGATCTGGCAGTTCTGCACCGTCACGCCGTCGATGATCCCGCCATCACTGCGTTGCAGGATGTTCACCCCGTACTTCGCATTGCCGGGGAATCGGCAGTTGTCGATCAGGACGTTCTTGCAGACCTGGCCCGGCTCCGGCTCGATGTCCACGCCACACTGCGGGCTCGTGCCGTTGGTGTAACTGAACTCTGAGTTCAGGAGCTTGACCGCCGCACCGTCCACGATGGAGCAGCCCTGGCGGCGGTTGTTCGTGGAGATGCAGTTCTCGATCACGACGTCGTCGGACGAGATGCAGATGCCGTCCCCGGTGCAGTTGGAGACCTTCAGGCCCGTCACCGTGCCGCGTCCGCCGCCATGCACCGCAAAGCCGTGGCCCCACTCGTGGGTCTGCTGACTCGTGGTCAGACCTGCGGTGACATAGCTGTGTGCGTAGCGGTCGCCGACAATCTCGCCGCCCACCACTTCCCAATCCCACGCCGCATTGCTGTCCAGCACGGCATAACGGATCGCGCTGTTGGGGATGACCTTCAACGTCACGCCGGTCAGCACCAGGCGCACGCCATTGCGCAGCTTGATCGAGGCGTTGACGGCGTCGATCAGATACTCGCCCGGCGCCACCACCACCGTCCCGCCATCGCTGGGCAGGCTGTTGATGGCTTTCTGGATGCTCGCCACGTTGGGCGAGAGGTCCACGGTCGTGCTGCCGATCTTCCGGCTGTAGTCGGTCACTGCCTACTCCTACACCAGCGCGTCGCGCTCGTCCCAGCCGGCGGGGCATTCGGCCTCACGGGGCCATGCGCCGGGGCCGCGAAGGTATTCCCACACCCCGAACTCGTATCCGACTGACTGCACGCCGAAACGGGTGCGATCAGGGTTGTCCAAGTTCACAGGCTTCCCGTGCCAGTCGTAGTCTTTGTTCACTTGCGCTCGTCCTGCAACAGCTTTTGCAGCGCCCTTATTTTCTCGGCGTCGTCGTGGGCGGCTCCAATAACTCGTCCCGCGCTGTCTGCTCGCCGACTGGCGGCGTCATCAGCCGAGGATCCACCGGAGGCAGCATCGGACACGCGGCCGGCTTCGCAGCCTTGCCATAGCTTGCGCAGCTTGAGAGTCCCAGCACGGAGGCCATCAGCCACATGCTTAGCATCAGCTTCCGCATCGCGCTTTCCTTTCGCATACGCCTCGCCGGCTGCCACGTTGGCCGCAAGCAACTGGCGTTCTTTCTCTTGGACTGTTCGCAACGCCGCGGCTTCAGCCGTCTTATCTGCCAGCAGATGCTTGTCGAACTTAGCCTGCACTTTGGCCGCACCATGGCGATCGCCATGCGTCCACACGGCCAACAGCAGCGCCACGATGGCCGCCAGCTTGATCCACGGCCAATACGGGTTCATTCGGTTGCGGCCCATTGCTGCGCGGTGAAGGCCAGCGGGATTGAAAACGCCATACCCGACATCCCAATCGACACGGAGCCGGTATGCACTGCCACCAGCTCGCCGCTGTCGTTGAAGTAGCCCGACCCGCTATCCCCGCCGCCGGTGACCAGCTCAAACAGCATCAACGTGCATTTCTTGATGGTCAGCCCCGGGATGTCGGGACAGTCATCGAGGTTGTTGATGGCGGACAGCACGCCAACGCGGTACACGCTGCGCCAGTCGCCAGGGTTGCCCATCAGGCGCACGCGGTCGCCGATCAGCACCTTGCCCGGGGCCGCCCAATTCCTGAACGTCCGATTCACCCGCACCAGCGCGTGGTCGTGACCATCAAAGATCACATCCAGCGTCTTTGCCGGCTTGCCATCCACCCCGACAATGGGGCCGCCTTCGTAGATGCAATGGCCTGCCGTCACCAGCCAGTGGGCACTGACTGCTGTCGCCGAACAGGTGCCCAGCGGCATCTCGATGAAGTGAGCCACTTGCTGCACAGCAGAGAACCGCGGGGCTGAAACACACCCGCACCCCGTCAGCACCAGCGCCAGGAGTGCGGCCAGCTTCATTTGTCGTGCCCTCGAAAAAGATGCCAGCCCCTACGCGCGCACGTATGGCTGGCGGCGGAGCCGACCCGCGAGGCAAAGGATGTGCCGAAGCACGGCCCGCGCCGTGACCCTGCGGCTAACTCAGGGCCAACTCTTTAACTTGCGATTGTCATCAACCACTGCGCGGCTGTGATGACGCCGCCGAGAAGCAACGCCGTGGCGATACTCCACTTGAATACCGTGAGCAGCGCGGCGCGCTTCTCGGGCGTCATGCGAACCACCCGTACAACGCGCCGCAGATGGCCACGGTCAGCGGATGGCGGGCGAACGGAGACACACGCGGCGCAACCAGCGGGCGAATCTCACTCATCCGGCGTCCCACCCGGCTTGAGGTCGGCGGGGTCGATGTAGTCACCCACCGCCTTGCCGGTCATCCAGCCGCCCGGCGCATCTTGCTTCGCGTATCCGGCGAGCATCCAAATGCCGTCGGGCAGCGTGGACCACTCGCCGATTCCCGCCCAATCCTCAGCCGCATAGGCGAGATCGAGCAGCCAGCGAGCGGCGCGGAACACCAGCATGCCGAGCTTGCGAAGCAGCCATGACACCACAGTCGCCGTCAGAACTTTCATGTTTCCCCCAAGCACAGCGCCCGCTCGGCCGCGCGGCGTCGCGTCAGGCCCAGCACTTCCCGGCCACCGGCACGATTCCAGCGCATGAGCTGTTCGCAATACGCTTCGGGCGGGTCGCCACGATTCACCATGCGGACCAGCGTCGAACCACAGGCCGCGCCCTTGCCCACGTTGTATTCCCACGAACCCAGCGCAATCCACACGTTCTCGGGCAGGGGCCGGTGCACACAGGAGGCCAGCTCCGCCAGGTGCTTGGCCGCCTCGTTACGGTTCAGCGCATCGCACTCAGCCCGCGTGTAGTGATCCTTGTGCGGCCCTTCCGTGATGCCTTGGCACCACGTCCAGACGCCCACGATGTCGCGGTAGGCGTCGAGACTGTTGCCCTCTATGGGGCGCAGGTAGTGCGTCAGTGCGCCCGCCAGCAGCGTTACCGCTGCGGCCGGGGCGATGAGGCGCTTACCCGCGCTTTGCAGCTTCACGCCGCCACTTCCAGATCAGGTAGCCGAGCTGGGCGATGACGTAGATGCACGTCGGGATTGCCACCAGCCACTGCGGGTCAATCGCTCCCAGCACCATGCCGGCCGTGATGCCCGCTGGCGGCGCAGCCTTCAGCGTCGCCGCGCCAATGTCGGCAGCCAGATCGTTGCTCACACTCGCGCTTCCCCTGTTGGCGCAAGCGCCTAATTCACTGTCTTGTTGTCAGCCAGTTGTGCTTCGCACTCCCGCGCCATCTGACGCAGGATGGCCGGCAGCAACGGAAAGTTCTGGCCGGAGATGGCCCATTTCTCGCCGTCCCGGAAGATCACGTTCGCGGGCACGTCGTTGTCGTGCAGCCATTCCGTGACCAGCTCAACGCGCTCAGCGGCGCTTACGTCGCGGCGCTTTGGCACTCTGAGCCTCCACGGACCGCCTGGAATGCGTCACCGCCTCGGGATATTCATGGGGCTGCTGGACTTCCATGCTCTGCACGGGATCGCCGCACAGCACGTCCTGCTTCGTTACCTTCGCCACCGCTTCTATGGCCGACAGGCCCAAGCCCATCGCCATCATGGCGGCCTCTGAACCGCAGCCCACGGCGGCCACCTTGTCCCGCAACGGAAAGGCCGGGAACTCATCCTCCAGCAGCCAAAGCGAGCCATCTGGCTTCGCGATCAGAATGCTGGCCTCGCGGATACACGGCGGCCCCTGCATCCCGTCGGGCGCAGGGCGGTCGTCGCAATCACCACCTTCGGCCAAGTACCGCAGGCCCGAATAGGCGCGTGCCCACAAACCACAGCCCCCGGCCACGCCTCCATCCGGCAGACGGATGATCTTCTGCGCGCGGCTCTGGCTGTTGTAGGACGAGAGCATCGTGTCCGCCGCCATCACCCCATCCTTGAAGGCGATGATCGTCATGGCGGCTCCTGAAAGTAGCCCCACGCGCTTGCGCGGCTACTGCGGCGGTCGCTGTTGCGCGTCCGCTAACGGCGCGTGAGACATTCCGCAGGTGGGGCGGGATGCAATGCACCCCAAGTCTCTATTGTCGCAGGACCGCCCGATTTCCCGGCCTAGATAGCAGCGCGGTTGAAGTCCGCGCCCGTCGCCAGCTCCCAGCGGTCGATCATGTCGCGCGTCCAGCGGCCTTCCACGATGCACTTCAGGTCGAACATGTAGGCGATGAACCCGTCGAGCGTGCGGCTTTGAATCTCGTCACGCACGCGCAGGTACGCCTGATGCCCCGCGTTGGTCTGCTGGCAGCGTACATTGCGTCCAGGCATCTCTTGCTCTAGCCACGGCCACAACGCACGCGCCATGCCGTCCCGCGCCGCCTGGTGGCCCCACTTCGGGCTGTAGCTCTCGATCACCGTCCGCTTGCGGATGCCGGAACCTTTCGTCGTGGCGAACTCGGCCGCCTCGCGATAGGCCCAATCCTTGAGCTGGCGGAACTTGCTGGAGTCGTCGGCAATCCTGGCGAGGTAGATGGCCTCGTGGATCGGGTCGCGCGCGATCAGCTTGGCCGTGGACAGGTAGCCGCCGATGTCCTCGTCCGAGCCGCCCCACCACCACGACCCCACACGGGCGGCGATGATGTCGTGGAGGTCGCGTTCCTCATGGCCCTGGACCCGTACCTCGATGGCGGCTTCGGCGCTCAAGCGTCACCCGCCAGCGTCGGCCGGCAGAGGGCGACGGTATTGCGCTTTAGCCCGCTTTCCGCGACAGGCTGATCGCCTGCCCGCATGGCGGCCAGGGCTTCGTAGCAGCTCGCTTTGTCCGGGTAGACCTCGCGGCCAAAAACTCCACAGCCCCAACTGCTAACACCTCCACACCACTGAAGCGTCCACGCTCCCTTTGCCTGAGGCGGTGGCGGTGTAGGCGGGGCCGAACACGCTGCGAGCAGCAACGCGGCGATAGGCGCCAGCCATGCTTTCTTAAGCCGGCTCATCAGGCCACCGCCTTGATCTTGGCCGCGCCCGGATCGGCATGGACGGCCTGGCTCCAGCCACCGCACGTCTTGCACTGGAACCGCTGATAGCGCCGGGTTTTCGTGTGCTGCCAGCCGCGTGACTGCAACTTCTCCCCGCCGCAGTACGGACACACATGGCCGCCTTCGATCGCGTGGTTGGGCAGCCCTTTGATCCAGCCCTTGTCGCGGAGCTTGTCGAACACCGCCTCCGCGAGCTTGGTGTCCGCGATGTTGTAGCGGCGCATCAACCCCTGCGCCCGCTCATCCCCGGCCAGCACGTCGGCCCACAGGTCGAACCCGCCCGTGCGGATCTTCCGCCCAACCCCGAGATAGCCAGCCACGTAATCCAGTTTGTAGCTCGGCAGGTACAGGTAGTGCTTCACCGACTTCATCAAGTCCACCTTGACGAAGGGCGACGGCCGCGCCATCCCATGCTTCACGAACATGGCATTGAGCCAGCGGATGTCGAAGCGGTCGCTGTTCCACCCCAGTACCGCATCGGCCTCGTCCAGCAGCGCGTGCATCTTGCGCACCATCTCGCGCTCGCCGTTCTCCCACTCGGCGGCGAAGTGCACCTTGCGTTCCCCATGGAACTTGGCCGCCCACGACAGCAGGCCGCCGCCGTCGATGATCTGGTTGATGCCGATGCGCTGGTCCCAGAGCCCCCAGGCGTAGGCGGTGATCGGCTTGGTTTCGATGTCGAGCGTCAGGAGGCGAGTCACGCGCGCACTCCAGGCTTCGGCAAGCGGCGCAGCCCGCGCACCGCTTCCACTGCCAGCGCGAGGAAGAAGCCAGCAAACAGCACGAACACGCCGCTAGGCCGCAGCGAGTAGGCGTAAATCGCGATCCCGATGTCGATCGTGCAGACGATCAGCGAGAACCAGTAGAGGGCGCGCGGGCTCATCCGTGCTCTCTCCCACTGTCGGCGCCTTGCTCCGGCACGCCGGCCCAGCCATCCGTTTCGATGGGTTCCCAGGCGTAGGTGCGAAGTGGGATGCCGTCGCCAACACAGGTAGATCGGCCTGCAATCGACATTGACACACTGCCTATTTGCTCGGGGTCGTATTCCTCGCCCCACCGCTTGGCCCACCGTGTCAGGCCGATGCCGAAGCCAGCAATCGTGATTGCCGCCGCAACCTGAAAGGCGTTCGCATGGAACGACACGCGCAGCAGGTCAACGCCCGCGCCATCCTTCAGGCTGCGCCATTGGTTCTCGGTGCGCAGGGTCAGGCGCTTCATCCGAAGAACCCTCCCTGCCAAAGCAGGAACGCGTTCAAGCCAAGGCTTGCCGTGGCAATGCCGATGTCCTCGCGCGCACCGAGGCCAGTCTTCGGCTCGCCGTGATGAAGCAGGGTGTGCAGCCAGCCCAGTCCGACGAGCGCAATCCACGTCCACTGCGGCCAGCTCACGCATCACCCCGGTACGCTTCGCCCGCCTTGAGTGCGCATGGTTCGTCGTTCTGCCTATCCAGCAACTCAGTCAGCGCGGGCGGCATCGGCGCTTCAACCGGATGCGGCACTTCGACGGGGTCGAAGGCTTCCGGATTGATGACCAGTAGCGTCTGATTGATCCGCGCCAGCGCCCCGAAGTTGACCTCGCCATTGCGGCGGGCCGGCAACGTGACCGTCAGCGTGGTGCTGTTGTCCTCGTTGCGTGAGGAAATGATCGTGAGGCTTGCCATCCGAGCGGCCTCCTTTGGCCCTCTGCTCGGATGCGCATATTTTCAGGCTTTTGTCGCGTCCGGTTTCAGTCGCGCGACTTTCATAGCGCGCGACACGCGTCGGTAAACAGTCGAGCGGTGACAGTGCTGGCGGATGGCTGCAATGCCAGCCCCAAGCGGCAAAAGGCGAGCGGCCTCCATGTCGCGAATCGCTTGATCTTGCCGGCGTCGGAACTTGCCGACGAGTACGCCAAGGTCTAGCTGAAACTCCTCGTCCCCGTCCAGCGCGGTCACCAGCGCCTCAATCTCGCGATCCCCTTTCATGCGCCCCCCCTATTGACCGTGTTCGCGCACCAGAAGAAAGAATCCGTCAGGTGACAGATCCATCGTGTACGTCAGTTCCCTGCCCCACTGCTGCCCGCTCGCCCACGCCTCGCGCAGCGGGACCCGGAAGCGCCAGCCCTTGCGCGGCACTTTGTAGGCCAGACAGGGAATGGCATCGCGCTTCGTGGCCGACGTGACCGCCTGCTGCCACCAGGATTTGATTGGCGACAGGCTGGCGCAGTTCTTCACTTCCAGCAGATACGGCCCGACCAACTGCTCGATGTCGCCGTGCTGAGCCTGCGCGACCTGCTTGTAGTTCCGGTTGACCGCGACGCCGAGGTGGGCGCGGATGAGGTGGACGATTTCCAACTCGCCCCGCTTACCTTTGTTGCGGGAGTGCGCGCCGGTCATGCCGCCACCCCCGTTGCCGACTTCCACGCCGCCAGCCATCGATACGCGGTCGAGCGATGCACGCTGAACCGCTCCATGATGCGTTCCGGCTTCGGCTCCTCCTGAAGCGAGCCGATCCAGATGGCGACGCGGAAGTACGCTTCCGCCGCTGACGTGGCGTGCTGTTCGTCCATCACCCTCGCAAACGCTGGCCCCGGACCACGCTTCATGCAGCCCTCCGGCCGAGACTCGGCACCAGCGGCCCGGCGTTGATCGGGCCACGCCACTTCCGCAGGCGGACGCATTCCAGCTGCTCTGTCAGGCTCGTCGCTGGCAGGCCCACGAAGTTATCGACCACGCGCGGGTCGCTATCCGGACGGTCCTCGCTCAACCCCAGCGCAATCGCCTTCATCTGGATCGAACGCAGCGTGCGATGCCGCATCCGGCGACGAATCCCTTTTGCCCCTTCGATGGCGTAGTGCTGGAGCATCAGCGCCACCTCCTCTTTCGGCCACTTCTTCACCCGCACACCCTCCGCAGCGTTTCGTTCAATGCCTCCAGCTCATCCATCTTGTGGATGCGCCAGAGCGTCTTGTCCCCATGAATCCCGAGCGGCCCACGGTGGCAGTCGGGGCACAGCCCCACCGTCGTGTAGTGGCAGCCCTGCTTGATGTGGTGCGCCTCCACGAAGCCGCCAGCGCCGCACACGGCACAGCCGGATTTCTTGACCTTCGCCATGTGGGCGGACTCGCCCTTGCTGATGGCCTTGGCGTTCTTCGTTCTCATGCGGCAGCCCTCGGCACAAACACGCCGGCTTTCGCCGCGATCCGGTCCACCATGTCCACAAACTTGGTGAACGTCGCTTTGTCGATCACGTCGCGCTTGCCGTTTTCATCGCGCGTAGTCGTCCGGCGCGGGAAGCTGGCGACGCCCTCGGGATTGCGCGGAGACTTCGGCACGGGCTTGTCTACCCAGCCGAAGAACGTCCCGCACATGAAGGCGTGGATGCCGTTGTCCCCATCCACTTCGTAGCCCATCGCCTCGGCAATTGGCGGGTAGATGACACCGAACAGCAGGTTGTTCTGCTCGTTGCTCCGGGTCGGCTTCCACGGCTTGCTGGACACGTCCAGCGGTAGAGCCTGAGCCTGGAGGAAGGCGACGAAGCGAGCGCGGTCGGATTCGGTGGCGAGTTTCATTTCACCGCCGCCAGACGGCGAACCTGCGTCTGCTGCGCCTCCACCGAGGCCGGCATCATCCCGATCTCGTCTGCTAGCCGGATCGCGTCGATCTCGACCTTGACCGCGCCGATGAAGGAATTGGCGACCATGCTCATGGTCTTTGCGCGCTCGATAACCTCCGCGCCCACGTCCGGGTCGCCGAGAGATTCCATCATTGCGACCAAGTGGTCGCGCACGTCACTGAGCTTGTTTTTCACCTTTCGCCCTCCGGTTGATCTTTCGGTTGAGCGCGCCCCGCAGGCGAATCAGGTCCGCCACCTCTTTGGGGTATCGCGTCAAGTAGCTGTTACGGCGCATGTTTTCGGCGCGTGTGACGACCTCGATCCGGTCGAGGGTGATTTCGTCCTCGCGGGTCGTGTGCCTGCCCGGCTTGAACACGGCGAGATGCCCGCGCGGCACGGGGCCATTCGCGGCTTCCCACACGATGCGGTGCACGGGTTGCCATCGCGCGGCCGGATAAGGGCCGCCTGCCGTCACCTTGCGTTCCAGATTTCCGTAGACAATCCGGGTTGCGCCCACCGGTTTAAGCAACGCTTGCGCGCGGCCCGACAGTTGCCCCTTTTTGAATTGCGTTGCTCGGCACTCCGGTTGCACGCCCACCACGCCACGCACGCCCTTGTTCCATGCCGTCTGCCCCTTGCGGAACTGCGTCTTGACCATGCGGGGGTCGGTGCGCCCACGCTGGATGCGTCCCGCGTTATCGCTGGCGAGATAGGCCGCCGACTTCTTCAAACCGAAGAATTGCGCCCGCTGATATACGGCGCCCTCCGAACGGCTCAGGATGTGCGCGATCAGGTACGTGGGGAAATTGGCGTAGTTGATCCGCAACGTCTCGTCCTCGTCGGCTGTCCACGGGCGGCGATTCATGCCGCCTCCTTCGCAAGTTCGTCAGCCTTCGCCTTGCAATCTGCAAGCGATCCAACCGCTGCGATCTCGCCCCGGTCCACCAGCATGTAGACGAACTTGCCCCAGACCTTTGCGCCATTGATGAGGAACCGGCCGCACTCGCTGGCGATGTAGTTCGGCGGCTTGCGCTCGGACCACTTCATGCGGCCCTCGCTTGCCATGCGCGGTGGTAATCGCGCGCGTAGCGGTAGGCGGTCGCGCGGTCGAGTTCAGGGAACGCCGCGTGGATCTGCTTGCCGGTCGGCGCGTGGTTCGGAAAGCGCAGGGCGATGCGGAAGGCCAGCTCGCGACGGGAGGTTTCGGGCTTGGGTTTCATGACTCACTCGCCTTGTTGTAGTGCTGGCTCAGTTCGGCTTCGGTTGCCGCGCGATCGGTGGTGGTTTGCAGGCGACGCGGCACCGGCTTGCTGGCGAACGGCTGCGCCTCGTCCAGCATTTGGCGTATTGCGGCCACGCGCGCATCGGCTTCCGCAGGCGACAACGGCTTGACCTCGTAGCCCATCGCGCGCTGCTCGACGTGTGGCAACTCGGCGAGGAACTGCCGCGGCGATGGCCATTTGTCGCTCGTGGCCTGCAAGGTCGCGAACGCTGACCGGATGCGGCGCGTGTCCCGCTGCTGGTCCCAGTCGCGGCCCACGGTCGTGGCGTTAATCCAGGTCGCGGCCGTGATCTGTACCGAGTCGGCGGGGGGCGTCCGATCCAACGACAGCGACATGAGCTGTGTCAGCCCGTCGATCATTTCCCGAGTGAACCAGTCCATCTTTCATCCCTTGCAGTGCTTTCATGCCCGTGAGCGTTCGACTCTCCCCACCGGCAGGCGCAGGCGGCCCCTGGCCCTTGACCGGGAACAGCCCGGTCCAGCCTCGCTCGATGGATTGGTGGATGACGGCGCGCGGGTCGTGCCCCGTGGCCCAAAGCTCGGTCAGCGTGCGCAGCGACAACTCCCGCGCCTTCGGCGTCCAGCCCTTGCGGGCGTTGCGGTAGGCGTGCCAATCGCTCCATGCCTCCGATGACAACCAGTCAGGCAGCGCGAGCTGCCCGCCCTTTGCTTTTGCTCTTTCTTGGTTATTGGTTATTGGTTCTTGGTTAGCATTGCGTTCGCTATGCGTCGGCAATGCGCCCGCATTGCGTTCGCATTCCTTCTTCACATTGGCCCAGCGTGACTTGGCGTTATTGCTGGCTTTCCCGGCCTTCTCGCGGTACTTGGCGATGGCCTCATCGCAGCGGGTCTTGTGCCAGCCGTCGTCTGCGAGCGTGAAGAACTCCAGCAGGATGGCCTTCACCACGTCGATCTGATCGGTGGATCGGATGAGGCGGGCAACCACTTCGGGCGACACCGGGAGCGGCGCTTCCTGGCGGTAGTAGAGCCGCAGCATCCGGGAGTAGATGGCGTCCTCCACGTGCGACAGGTGCGCCGTGGCTGCCTCGTAGTCCCCAATGTGCAGATCGAAATAGTTCACCGCCGCGCCCCCGGTAGCCCCTGCCCCTACGGTTTGATCCCCGCCACCACCCACTGGTCCCGCACCCGCCGCATCGCTTTCGCCGTTGGATTGCAGTGCGGGCAGATCAGGCGATGCCGTCGCTGGTCGCTGTCGCGCTCCTCGGCGGCCGTGGTCTTGTGTCTGCGGATGCGCCAGATGGCGCGGGCCGTCTGGAATCGCGCGAACGCGATCTCGGCTGCGGTCGGTGTCTCGATCTCACGCATGACTGGCCTCCCCAATGCGGGCGAGTTCGGCTTGCAGTGACGGGGTGATGCCGAGATAGGCGAGCGCGACTTCGGCGGCGTCTGCGTCGAAGAACCAGCGCCAGAAGGCATCGCGAAAGCGTTGCTGGTAGCTCATTGCCGCGTCTCCCATGCCTGCGTCAGTTCGCGGATCTCGTGCGCCTCGGCTTCCTTCTCGTGCCGGTGGGCGTTCTGTTCCCACCCGGCTTGCTTGAGCTGCGCCGCGACGCCGCGCTCCAGTTCGGCGATATGTTCCATCTCGGTCATGCCACGGCCCTCACGGCGAGCTGGTCAGCCAACCGGCGCTGGACGACGCGCTCGCATTCCTCGTCCCGCTCGTTCTGCTGTCGTTCCATCCACTGTTCCAGCAGGCGCGTCCCCGTAGCCCAGCAGAAGGCCGACACGAACCATTCCGGAAGCTCGCCGGATTCGCTGTGCTTGAGGTTGATGAGACGCGACAGGTAGCTCTCGCTAATGCGCAGCTTGGTCGCGCACGCCAGGAGCTTCAGGCCGGAGGCTTGCAACGAGACCTGCATCGCCATCGTCGCGGTCTCGCACTGACGCACGATTTTGGCGGGTGCATCCAATGGGGGATTGACAGCCTGCAAGTCCCTGAAAAACCGTAGGGATCGCTGGAACTTGCATTCGCTTTCATTCGCTTTCATGGCCTTGCACTCACCATTCAGGCAAAAAAAGAGCCGACCCAAACAGGCCGGCTTCAGTGACTAGAGTCGTTTCCCCACACATCAGGACGCAGCGATTCCAGCGTGACCGCGCCGAGCGTTTCTTCATGGATGCGCTTGGCGAGCGTGACGCTGGGTTGCCGGCCGTTATTGCGGACGGCGATCTGCCAGAGGTAGTTGGGGGTGATGCCCAGGCGGCTCGCCAACGCCTGACGGCTGCCGCCCGTCTTGAAGAAGGTCTGTAGGTCCATGCTTCAGACCATACCGAATGTAAGACTTGAGGTCAAGCCAAATGCTTGCCGCTTGTCGGAGGATCAGCGTCTTACATTTCGTGATATGAAACCCATCACCCAGATACGCCGCGAACGGCTGCGCGAGCTAGTCACCGAGGCCGGAACGCAGGCCGCTGTGGCTTTACGCATAGGGAAGGACAAGAACCAGATTTATCAATGGCTCCTGTCTCCCGGCGTGGAGGGCGCACGCAATATCGGGTCGCGCTCGGCCACGCTTTTAGAGATGGCGTTCTCAAAACCACAAGGCTGGATGGACTCCGATCCTGAAGCCTTCGGGTCCGTGAATGAATCGCCGGCAAACTATGACTATCGGCAGTCTCGCGCCGCGCGACCCACCGCCTCCATACTCGCCGAGGCGGTGAGGGTGCTAGACGTTGACGAGACCGTCAACGGCAAATATCCCCCGCTAAA